CTGAAGCAACTGTGTATGTGCCATTGAATGTGGCATCTACACCAGTAACCACAATTTCCATACCTGTTGCTAGGCCGTGAGCAGCGCTAGTGGTCAATGTAGCCACGTTAGTTGTCAAGGCTTTATTAGTAATCGTGGCAGTAATGGTTGGGTAAATCTTGTCGATGTCATAACCATCAAGCATTAGACAGCCGTTGTAATTATTACCACTCTTAGTCCATTTGATAGATCGCAGGAACTGTCCTGGTCTGTTATTACCATTGATGGCAGTAGTTGTGACGTGGGTAGGAACTGAATCATAAATTAGCGTAGCCTGACCCTTAGTCCATACATCTACACCTTTGGATTCCTTGTACTGAAAGCGTAATGATTCATCTTGAGCAGGTTCAAAGTATTTGATGCCCTGACCTAGATGGAATGATGACTGGGATCTGAACCACCAGCCAGTGAGCGACTGTTCTCCAGCTTCACGGGTCTGGTCATACTGTTGTTTGCGGTACTGAGCAGTGACGCGGCGATACGGAGTATCGTCAGATGTGGCCAAGAAAAATGGCTGACCAGCGATAGCAATGTCATACGCCTCACCAGTAGATGAGAAGTTGATTGCTCCAACTGGGTTGGATAGTACATAGGGTAAACCCTCTGTGATGTCGTCGCCGTATGGGGCCAAGGACTTACTCCTTACTTAGAGAGTGCTGCGATTTCTTCTGCGGTTTTGCCAATAATTTCTAATTCGGCATCTTCTGGTCTCATAGTTTTTGTCAATACATATTTTTTCTGATACATATCGTAACCATAAACTCGTAAGTTTTCATTAGGTCGTGCTGCCATAATGTCTAATTCTTCTTGAGTGAAATCTCTTACAGACCAAAAACGAACATATTTGCCATCAACTAATTCTGGCTGATTTTCAATAATTGTTTGTTTAGCCTCATCATATACTGGCGGTTCCATTTCTTCAACAAGTTCAAAACAAGGTGGGCATACGAAAGTTTCACCAATTTCAGGATGTACAAGTCGTATGTCGCCCTCATAACGAGGATATTCACCTGTCTCTTTATTTATATATGCGCTCATCTATAGACTAACTTTCTGTTGAATTGCGTATGTCGGCGTAGTCGTACTTACTGTACCAATAGGAGTCCAACCAGCACGAGTCACACGAGCCTCAGTGTTAGTGGAGATTGTATAAGTAGGTGTAGTTTCAGTTAGTGTTCCAGCAGAAATAGTCAAAGTTCCTCCACGATAACTGTATGTTCCTGTAATAGAACCATCACAAGGGTATCTCAAAATATCTCTTGTGCTGCTACCATCATTTGTTGTAAATAAACTAGTTCCGTCTGTTAGTAAAGAAGAATAAATTGCAGTTCCATTGACACTCTGAACAAATTTTCTTTGCCATTGTAAAGTTCCTGAATTATTGTACTTCCATATCCAAAATGAACCAGATTCCCAACCAAGATGATAACTATTACCACTTGAATCCATACAACTTGAAGTTTGTGAATTGAGATTTGTGAATCCTGTAAGTTTCTTTTGCCAAGCAATATTACCTGTTCCGTTGTCTATAGCAATAGTACTTATTTCTGTTTGAGTTTGCGCAGTCGCTTGCGCTAACATTACATTGTAATGCGTATCTGCTGTGTAGTTAGCGCAAGAATAACTAGTTACTGTTCCAACTATATTTGCCTGAAGCGTAATTACACCAGCACTCGTAGTTTTGACATAAGTACCAACACTATTTTTACCGCCTACGGCAAAAATTGCTCCATTAGTATCAACAGAGCACGATAGTGCGGTACTAGCGTCAACACTATAAGAGTAGTACATAGTAGGTGAGCCGTTATTGAATCGTCCAATAGTAAAGTATTGTTGTCCTGCGGCATTTGACCAATATCCACATATACCGATTGCTTGACCGTTTGGCTGTTTTGCAGCCCAAACTATGTTACCACCTGCTGTGCTAGTAGCATTATTTTGTTGTGCTTGTATCCAACTTCCACCTGAAGGTACAGTGTAAGAAGCCATATAGTTACCCGAACTTTGTCTTGCAGCACCAAATAAATAATAGTATGGAGTTGGTGAAGCATTGTCGTAAATAAAACTATTAGCAATGAAGTTATTTCCAGTACCGCTTATATTGAATTGACTTTGCGATGTGATAGCACCAGTAGAATCCATTACAATGTATCCAGCGGCCAAATTACCTGTAACACTAAATCCAGTAGCATATCCACCAGAACCGCTAATGTAGCCACTTCTAATAGAAGCACTTCGTGCGTTTACATATTCAATATAATATAGCGAAGTAGGAGTTATGCTGTTGGAAGCAGAAGAAGCAGTAGAAGTTCCATTGGCATTTGTTGCTGTAACTGTAAATGTGTAAGCAGTTCCGTTGGTAAGACCTGATACTGTAATTGGACTTGTAGCACTTGAACCAGTAAGAGAACCTGGAGATGAAGTAGCAGTATAGGTGGATACTGTTTTACCACCTGTAGCGTTACCTGTAAATGTGACAGTAGCAGAGGCATTACCAGCAGTAGCAGTTCCAATAGTAGGTGCCTGTGGAACTGTGGTTGCGGTAATGGATCCAGATGTGGTCGCAGTTGACGTTCCGTTAGCATTTGTAGCAGTAACGCTAAATGTGTATGCCGTATTTGATGCCAGACCTGTAACAGTAAGTGGTGAAGAACCAGATGCTGTAAATGAACCTGGAGTTGATGTAGCAGTGTAAGAAGTAATAGCGCTTCCGCCAGTTGCCCCACCAGTGATGGTTACAGTTGCAGCGCCATTATTGTAGGCGCGAGCTGTTCCAACATCAGCCACAGAAACTGTAGGTGCATCAGGAACTGTTGTAGCCGTGATGCTGTTAGATGCGGCAGATGCAGTGCTAGTACCACGAGAGTTTGTAGCAGTGACTGTGAAAGTGTAAGCAGTATTAGACTGTAATCCAGTAACTGTGATTGGACTTGCTGCTCCAGTTCCAGTAAACCCACCAGGACTTGAAGTGACAGTATATCCAGTAATTGGTAGACCACCATCAAAAGTTGGCGCTGTAAAGGTAACTGTTGCTGCGCCATTGTTATACGCACGACCAGTTCCTACGTTTGTTGCAGTACCAATCGTTGGTGCGTTTGGTACCTCACGGCTAGATGAAGAAACGACTCCAAGGATTCTCATTAGGCTGCTATATCTCCTATTAGTAACCAAGTATTTGTTGCTGTCTTGATAAGAGTTCCAGATGAATACTGAGTGCGAAGGCTCAAGAATGAATCGGCAGAGTAAACAGTCACTCCTACTGCACCAGCAAATGTAACCTTGCCTGCTCCTGTTTGAGCAAAAGTAATCTGAGTTCCTATAGGAAATGCTACTGATGAGTTTAGAGGCACAGTAACTGCAATGGCAGAACCATTAGTCAGTGTAACTACTTTACCAGCATCAGTAAGCACTGGCGTATATGTTGTTCCAACTTGAGCATTGAATGGAAGTGTCTGATTGAGTCCAGCTTCAAAAGCGCTAAGATCGCTAGAGGTAAGAACGTGCTTGACCGTAGCACCGCTTGAATGAGTTACAGCAGTGGTTCCAGCACGACCACGAACAATCGTAAATGTGTCAGATGCCGCAGCAGTAATAAAAACAATTTCTTCATTTGCTGTATCTGGGTCTAACGCCACTGTGAACTGGTCTGCTCCACCTGCTGCCAGAGTCACGCCACCAAGGAGTGCTGAACCTGTACCAGAGGAGACAGTCATCGTTGTATCACCGCTAGATATCGGTGCTGCCAGCGTAGTCTCTACGCTGATGCTTGAATATAGACGTGTCATTGGCCTTCCTTATTTTGTGTAGTGGATTCTGATAGGAAACTTATCTTGTAATTTCAAGGCTTCGTCATTGAGTCTCTGTTGGAATAGAGCAAATACATAACGAGAAGCAGAGGCACCAGAGTTATATGGATTCTTGGTGTCGTTGAGATCAGCCTCAGCGCTGGATAGATTGATACGACCAGCATCAACAAAGGATAGAAGTTTATAGCAGGCACCTAGGACTGTTACATCATATGTGCTTGCTGGCAAACCTGTGACATCTTCGTAGTCATCTGTGCTGGCATCAAGAGTATTAGGTTCTGTTGTATACCAAACCTGTACTGTTCGACCAGGCTGGATATTCTCATAGATATTTACTGTGACATTTGTATTGAATGTAGCGCTGTTAGCCATCGGGTCAATACGCCAGCGATTGATAGGTAGCCACTCTTGGCTTGAGCCTGTGGTCTGCCACGACATATATAGAATCTGCTCGCAGTCGTCTGGCATTGCATATGTTGTCTGAGATGCGTTGAAAGTAAAGGTTGTTGAACTTACTGCCCAAAGTCTTGGATAATAACTGTTGATAGTATCGTTGATAGCCTTCTTGATTGTCACCTTTGGGAAGGTAGGAGCTAAGGTAACTGGGGCATATTGGCTATGTGGTGAGGCTGTGGTGCCTTGGTATCCACGCCCAAAACCTGGAATAACATTGAGAGTATTGC